AGTATGAATACCATGACAACGAACACGAACCCTTCCTATCTTTAAAGGATCATTTCTATCTTCTACTATTCCATAAAATGTTATCATGCTTGATCTGTCACTGCCAATATTGGTTGTGCCTGTGCAACTTCTCCTAAGAACGGATTTAGCAGTAGGAACAGTTATAACCTTACAAGTTCCATTACCTGAAGCTTTAGATATGCAGAAATCGAGTAATACAGATAAATTGAACGATGGTAAATATCTTATAACAGATATTGCAATAAAGGGAATTCCCGATTCTCATTACGGAACAATGGATTTAGAGTGTGTTAAAGAATCTTTTGCAATGAAAATTTCAGAAGCTGATCTCTTAGGAGAAGTTGCACAGGCACAACCAATATTGGCAGTGACAGATCAAGCATGATAACATTTTATGGAATAGTAGAAGATAGAAATGATCCTTTAAAGATAGGAAGGGTTCGTGTTCGTTGTCATGGTATTCATACTGATGATAAGGCAAAGATTTCGACAGCTGATTTACCATGGGCTCAAGTATTATTACCAACAACTGAAGCTGCTATTTCAGGTGTAGGAACTCAACACGGACTCGTAGAAGGGTCTACGGTATTCGGTTTCTTTAGAGATGCTGAAACTAGACAAGACCCAGTGGTCACTCATTCTGCAGCTGGGATGCCATCAACATTCTATAAAAAAGATAAAGAAGGTAAAGAGATTGAGAGAAAGACTTCCGCAGGATTTAATGATCCAAGAAAATTAACTAAAGGAGATTATGCTGGAACTAATGATGGGGTAAACCCTGAACATTCACCTAACAGAAGTCATGGTCTTACACTTGCCATGGACACTGCACCTGTGTTTCCTAAAGAGTTAATCATGGAAGTTGGTAAAGCAGTTAATATAGTTAAACGAAAGATAACATCCTCAGACTTACCTTGGTATCCTAAAAACACCAGTGGAACCAGTGATCTAACAGAGTATCATACAGGTGAAAATCCAAATTATGATGACATGGATATATCTAAAATGGATACACCTGATTATGAGGGATTTGTTGCCGAAGAATATCAGAGTATATATGATAAAATGTTTAAAGAAGAACACACAGGGTCTAAAGCAAACCCTAAGTATCCATTTAACAAAGTAAATAGAACTGAGAGTGGCCATCTCATAGAAATAGATGACACTAAAGGTGGTGAAAGACTTAGCTGGTTTCATAGATCAGGAACATTTACTGAATGGCAACCTGATGGAAGTTCAATAACAAGAGTAACAAAAGATAATTATACTTTAATATGTCATGATGATCATGTTCAGATTGGTGGAGATGTTGCAGTTACCATTTTTGGAAAGGCAAATATTGTAATAAAGGAATCTGCATATATTGGTGTTTTAAAAGATGCAACACTTGAAGTGGTTGGAACAGCAAATGTTATATCTAAAAAAGAGATAGCAGTGGTAGCACCTAAACTCTCTCTCAATGCAATTGAAATTAAGTTGAATTCATAATGGAACAAAATTTAGCAACCGATAAGGAAACAGTTGAAATAAACGATACACCATTTCAACTTGAGTGTCCGCCGGGTGATATTTTTTCTTTCCCGACCAAAGGAGATTTGGTTAATATGATTAATAAGATCGGTGAGATTCCAAGTAAACTTAAAGTCTATATGGTTCAAATGGGAGACGAACTTGATGCAGAAACAAAGGAACAGATAGAAAGTGTTATTAAAGACATTGAAGATTATATGGAGAAGTTTGAGAAGATTCTCAGTCCTTATTGGCAGAAAGGAACAGTTCGAAATTGGAGTAAGGAAACTAAAGATGCAATAACACAATTAATTGCAGAGTTTCATCTATTTATTCCTGCTAAAGTTTTAGATTTAATAGCCAAAGTTATTCCTATTGATTTCACATTAAATGTTATTGGTATTGATATTAATGTTCCTAAAATTACAACTAAGGAAGAACAAGAAAGAATCATTGCACAAATCTCAGGAATGGGAACAGATGTTAAGGAAATGATAAAAAAGGTAACGGAGTTTGAAGGGTTAGATGAAGAAGGTATCAAAGAAAAGTCAAACGCAATAATAACAGCAGAAGTAGATAAGTTTTGGAAAATGATTCCTGCTCAGTATCGACAATTTGGTGGTGAGTATGGTTTAACAGTTAATGAATGGAAAGCAAAGGCAACATGGTCTTTTATTAAAAGTGAAATACAGGATTGGATTCAAAACTCTTTGTTTAAAGGATTCAAATCTTTAATTAGTGTGTTTGATATAATTTGGGATGCACTGGGACTTCCAAATATCACTGCATTGTTTACATTGGATATTCCAAAAATAATCCAAGCAGCAATTGACACGGTAAAGTTAAAGTATGATACAAAAAACCTTAGTATTGAGAAGGCACAAGAGATGCGGGAAGAAATAAGAGATAAAATATTAGATTTAAAAATCGGGCCATTACCTTTGAAAAAGATTATAGGTGCAACTGTAGAAGAATCTGTGACATCAATAGAAGATCAGATTCATGAATTTATCGTAGCTGCAAGAGACTTTGCAATCAACTGGCAAAAGAAATTGATGTTTGATTGGGTAAAAATTGTTAAATCTTTTTTAGATGCAATAGGTTTGGGTGCAATTTTTGATTTCGTTTTTCTAACTTTTTGTGATGTATTAAAATTAATAGGATTTCCGTTTGATGTTCCTATTAACCTTGACAAACTTAAATCAATGGATGGATTTGATATTAAAGATGCTGTTACTTCTGCGGGTTTAGTTCTTTCGTTTGATAAGTCCGACTCTCTAGCTAGAGTAGTTAATAATATTGTTACAACATCAGGACAAACAGTTATTGCTGGAAGTTATGCAGATGGAGATGTTGTAGTGGTTAATAAGAGTAATATACAAGTAGAATTTACAGATTATTCAGTAGTCGATGGTGATATAATTTTAGATTCAGCAGCTTCCGAAGGAGATGAATATATTGTTATTCCAACTGACGGATAAAATAGATAAAGGACATAAATAGAAGTATGGCACAAGACTTAGTAAGCAGAGGAAAGAATGTTGCATCACCTGATGTATATTCGGATTTGGATTTATTATTTATTGCACATCCGATCACAGGAGATGTCTCTAGAAAATTAGACACAGATGCTATTAAGAGGGCAGTTAAAAATATTGTTTTAACCAATTACTATGAAAGACCATTTAAACCTAGTTTAGCTGGTGGTGTTAGAAATCTTTTATTTGAGTTAGATACAGATGCTAGATTATCTCGTGCTAAAAAACAATTAACAAAAACCTTACAACTACTTGAACCTAGAATTACGAGAGTTCGATGTGATTTCTTTAAATCAGGTGCAAATGGTATGACTATTATTATTAATTATACGATTAAAAACGGCATGCCGAATCAAGAAGTAGAATTTACAGTTAGAAGGACACGATAATGGCAACAAAAAGTTCACAAATAAATATCACCGATTTAGATTTCGAGTCTATAGGAAATAATTTAAGGAATTATCTAAAAGGACAAGACCAACTTAAAGATTACAATTTTGAAGGATCAACAATGTCACTATTGATTGATGTTCTTGCATATGCATCACACATTAGTGCAATCAATACCAATATTGCTGGCAGTGAACTTTTCTTAGACTCTGCACAGATCAGAAAGAATGTGGTGAGTCGTGCAAAGGATTTAGGATTTATTCCATCTTCTGAAACAGCATCAAAGGCAGTAGTAGATATTTCATTAAGTAATGTAAGGAATGCAGACGCAAGTTTTCCTACAATTACAGAGATGTCTCTTCTTAGAGGTTCAAAATTTTCAACAATGTTTGATAACACTGCATACACTTTCGTGACATCAGATACAACTAAACCAACTCAAAATGGAACAACCTATAATTATAGTGGTATTCAACTTGTTCAAGGATCATATGTAGCAGATGTTTTTGTATAGTAATTGGTTAAAACAATATTTTTAACTGCCCTC